CTTATTGACAGGAGTGTAAGACTCTAATAGAGTTCTTACATCATTAGCCACCTTACGAAGAGTTTTTATTTCAACCATTATGGGTATAATTCAAATAGACAACGAGGTCTATCATTATGTGTTGTTAGAGTAAAGGTAGAAACCCATCCTGCAAGACCATTATTGAATCTATCTGCGAATGGTTCATTTGTAATCGTATCGTTAATTTCAAAATTATCTACACTCTTTTGTAGGTATGAAGTTAAATCGTTCACTATACCCAATGTATTTGCATGAATATCAACGGTGTCATCCACTCCATAGAACGGAATAGTTTGAGCATTTGTTTCACCATCTGATTCGTTGTTTTTATTCTTTACCTTATCTGCAATAATCAATTGGATTGTATAATCAGTTGTGCTTGTATTAAAGTTTGCACCTAATATACTAACATTACCAATTGGGTACATAGGAAACTCACGAGTATCGAAATCAGCAATATCACCTTGTGTGACATGTTGAATTGATGGATGATTATCCATAATTGTCTTAAAGAAATCTAATACGTTATAGTATAACGAATAGTTAGTACCTGTATTGTGAATTATTGCCATAATATCTTATAATTGTATTCCACCAAAGTATTGATTCGTTTGGTCTGGATAAATTTGAGTTTGATTTCCAACTGATTCTAAGTATTGAGGGATTTGGTTACTATATGCAATCAAATAATTCTGTAATCTTAATGCATAATAATCAGCATTAGTTTGTGCTTGATTCTTTAAGTAATCAATCTCACTCTTAGATGGAGCAGTTGCTTGTTCCGATGTTTGTTTAACAGCACCATTCGATTTGAATTGTACTGAACTGAACGGAATATATTCTACTGCAGAGTACCAAATTAAGGTATTCTTAATGTAATCATCCAATAAATCTCTATAATATACCGAAAGAGTACCAGTAGTTCCTGCAGTTATTTGGTCTTGTAAATAAAAGAATAAGACAGTACCTAAAAGATTCTTTAAATATTTGTCTTGTGCAGTTCTTACAAAAGGTAATAATGCATCAGCATCTATCGCTCCTTGAAGTGGAGTATTCTTAATAATATCGTTTCTTGTTATAAATAATGCGTATGCCATAGTATTAGTCTTTGTATGTTTCGTAATTTTGTTTAAAGAACGCAGTGTTTAATCCATACTCATATCTCTCTAACACTTCCTCATTCTCATTTGATGCATCATTTTCATCATCGGTTGTTGCTGGATTCTCCATTGCTTTGTTTGTATCATCTTCTACTTCAGCAATTGTTTTACCTGTTTCTTCTGCAGTTGTAGAAAGAATTACTAATGGAGTAGATTGTTCAAAGTATAATTCCATATTCTCCCACCCACCTTCACTCAATGCTAAATCTACTTGATTTAAGATAATGTTTTGGAATGGTGCAATAGTCATAGTTTGTAAAATAGAGAATGCTGTTTTCATCTCTTCTGATTGGCTACTAAATCCATTATTAGCCGTTCTGATACCAAAAAGAAGTGGTGAAGTGATTCTATGTGCAACTAAGATTCTATCTTGTGCATATTCCGCAACATACTGAAACTTCTCGTGTAAGTTCTCAATTTGAATTACATCGATAGTTGGTTTCATCGTAGGGTCATCATTAAATGTTAAGATGAACTTACCTGCGTTGTTTGTTCCAGTGAATTTTGAGTATAAAAGGTCTTCGATTGTTTGTCTTTCCTCCGGAGCGGGTACTCCGTTGTTCATATTCAACATTACTGCCGGCAAGAATCCATTTTCTATGTTGTTAAGGTGTAAGTTACTCAACTCACCCTCAACTACCGAAAATTGGAATGCTGGTATCCAATCTGGAAGTGAGTAATAGTATAGACCTGGAGAGTAATTCTTAACGAAAAGTATTTCCATTTTCTCATTAGATGTACCAAATGCAGGAATCTTTTTCTTATCTCTTACTTTACGTTGGTCTGACCAATCATTACAATAGTAATAATTCTCAATACGAGGATTATCATATATCTTTTCAGCACGAAGTGTTTGAACTGGTACGTGATAAAACTTAATTATCTTTGTGTGTTCATCATTCCAATACACCTGATATGCTGCATTACCATATAATTTTAAATCAAATGCAACTCTCTTAGTTTCTTCTTGTGGAATTAACTTCTGAATTATATTGTTCTTTGTTTCATCCTTTGAGTAAATTCCTTTACCAAAGATTAAATCTGCAACTCCTTCAATACATGCAGCATTGGTTGTTGAGATATTGTATGCAGCAGTAACAGCACTAAAAAAATCATCGTGTCCATTAATACCATATGGCACCCATGTCAAACGAGTCTTTGTATCTTCAATTACTTGTGGTATTGCGTTATTACCATACGATACTACTGAAAGTTTTGTGTTTTTTTCCATTTTAATCTAAAATTATGTAGTCATTTGATGATGTATGTGAGATATATCCATCGTTTTGATTCACATACTCTGGTTTATCAATAGATTGTGAACCGAATACTTGTACTGAACCATGCCATATATCAGTTGTTCCATTTACAATCGTTGCTCTATATTCAGTACCAACAATCGCTTGTTGAATACTTGCAGTGAATGATAGTAAGGATTCATAACCATCAAATGATGTAGAAACCAAACTAGCAGTTGTATTTGTTTGTAATGTCATATCTTGCAATGACATTGTGAATGAATTAGATGAGGTTGGTTCGGTTCTAATAGTGAATCCGTTACTTCCAGATATGAAATATGTAAGCATTATCCTGTATTTATCTTGTGTTTATCTTATATATAACACCTGATTTAGTATAAATATCAAAGACATAAAAAAAGGGGAATCCGAAGAAACCCCTTTAGTTTGGTTATATTTAGATACTAATTACGAATTAGTGCCATAAACTACTGTGTAGTTTGCAGTTAAACCTGCCAATGCGTTCGATGTTGTTGAACCAGATAAGAATGCTGCTGGTAATTTCTCTTGACCTGTGAAAGTTAAAGAGTATCCGTAAAGGTCTCCTAAAGCTCCACCTGTTTGAATTGTACCTGCAGTAAGGTCTGCACCTTCTTTCTCACCTACTAACAAAGCATCACCATTCATTGTCCACACAATAATTTGAGGTCTACCATAAGCCAACAACTTCAATTGAGTTGTCATCTCATTAGTCAACTTCTTCAAATTCAACGTTAATTCTTGAGAGAAGAATGTTGTACCATTATCTCTTGATGAATTTACTGTCTCTGTGTATGCAGAAGTTCCTTTTAATTCGTAGTAGTATAAGTTTGAACCAGATGGTACTGCAGTGATTTCGCCGTTACCATTCGTAGTAAATGAGCCTGTAGTGTAGTTGATGAAATATACACCTTGTATACCACCTACTGAATCCTTACAAACTTCATTACGTCCTGCTGTTATGTTACATGCCATATACTATTCCTGTTTAATTATTTTGTTTTTAATAAAGGGAGGATGTTTCACCTCCCTATGATTTTTTATTAGTATGCTCCGTAGTAAACTACATCTTGTCCGATACCGAACTGAACACCTGCAGTGTATCTCATGATAACGCGGTAGTTCTGAGAACCATCCAAGTTAGCCATGTCTAATACTCTAACTTCGTTGTGGTCAGATAATAAACCTGTACCGAAGAACAAGTTAGATTTTTGAGCTGCAACGATTTTGTTAGCAGACATACCTGGACACATTACGATTTCAATACCTTGGAAGTTGAATGGTTTTTCACCAACGTTCATTTGTGTGTTGAAACCTGATTGGTTAGCGTTTCCACCTAATGCAGTTTGGTATGCTTTAGCAACACCTGTACCTACATAGATAACTAAATCTTCTTTTCCGTAAACTGCAGCTGGGATAGTATCATATACTGAACCTAAAACTGAAATTACGTTTGCTGCTGTTACTGAACCAGAGATGATTGTAGAACCAGACTTAGCTGCTAATACTGCCGTAGCACCACCTGCTGCGATTGATGCAGAGAATAAAGTTTCAAAACCAGCGAATTGACCGTTTGAAGCAGTACCTTGCCAGATTGATTGTTCAGTTCCTTGTGCAACGAATCCTGCAACATAAGAGATTAAGTAATCGTTGAAGTTTGCAGGGATAGTATCAAATGCACTATATCCTAATTGTAAAGCTTCCCATGAATCTACAAACTCTTGCTTACATAATTGTAAGTTTACTTGTAATTCTTTTGGTTCTAAGATTCTTTCTGATAAAGTTACTGAACCTGAAGTTGTGAAATCACAAGATGCATCTTGAATGATACCATCTAATGCAACCTTTTGGATTACTTCTTTGAACTTAACGTTTGGTTTGATTGTTACATATCTGTTATCCAAAGTCTTTGCAGACAAAAGAGCAGCAGAGATGTATTGTCCCGCGAATTCACCTGCGTATGTAGATGTAATTGTTGGCTCTGTGAATTTTTGAATTTTTTTCATATTCATTTCTTTTTTTTATTTAAAATTATTTATACATTCTTTGCCATACTCTTTCTTGAGCAGTCAAAGTTTTATTTGAATTTTGTGTAGGTTTCATAATTGAGAACTTACCTGGTTCAGTTGGAGCACCATCTAATTTTGGTAATTCCTCTTCTTCCAAATCTTCTTCAATATCTGCTTCCTTATCAACTACTTCTTCCTTAACTTCTTCAAAAGATGCAATCTTCTTTTCTAACTCTTCGATTCTATAAGCCAATTTCTCAACCATCTCACC